CTCCAAGAATTAATTGCTTTTTACCTAAAGTAAGCAACGCTGTGAGAGCTAATAAAAATTTACCAACATCGCTATCTATGATCTGTTTAACCTGGGCTATTAGATCACCCATACCCCTAGCAGTATTGGCAACAGCTATGGCAAATCCATTCATAGAATTGGCAGCCTGGTCTATTGAATTATCTTTACCTAAGGCCGATATGGCATCCAATAAACCTGCGCCTATAATCTCCGTAGCGTCAGCTGCTGCAACTTTAAGCGCATCCATCTTGCCTGCGTAGGTATCTAATCTGGCTAAAGCAGCTCCCGTAAATCTCTTTTCCAACGCTGCCATTATTTTATTCATATCGCCTGAAGCAATTATGTTGGCATCAATACCTGTATTTAATCCTTTTATTGCTTTTGTCTGACCTCTAACTCCAGCAGCAATAGCATTAATTACAGTTTCTAAACTGGCACCAGTACCAGCACTAACATTTAGAGCGGTTTCTAATGCAGACTGGCTAAGAGTAACCGATCCAGTAGCGTTTAATAAAGTCTGGAACGCTGGGCGTAACTGGTCATCTAATACCTTGTATAAGTTTTGTAATTTAGCAATATACGTTTCTACTTCGCCTACTCTAAATGCATTGCCAGTATTTTCTAATTGTACCGCCAGGGACTTTGCAGCAGCTTCATCGGCTGCAAATGCGTTGATTGCTTTCTTTCCAAATGCCACAATGGCGGTGGCAGCAAATACTCTGCTAAACGTTTTTCCTAGTTGCTGTGCTTGTTTATCAAATGCTGACAGATCCTTTTGGCCTTTTTTAAGTGCCTTGCCGTTAAAGGTAGCAATAGCGGAGACGACTACGTTGGCCATTAGGCTGCTCTCTTAATCTCTGTTTTTTTATTAAAGTCAATAGCTGTGGCATTTATAGCCTTTAGGATTGCCTCGTAAACTTTAGGGCTATCTGAGGCCCAGGCCTTATAAATTAGGCGACCCTTAGTCTTGCGACCACCGCCCCTGATATCTTTAATCTTTGGCTGGGAAGTTACTGGCTCTAATGCAGCTACGAATTGCTGACTAGCAAATGGATTATTAGAGTTATATTCTCTGAATGCTTTGCTGCCTTTAGACTTTAAAGTATATGTTCCACTAGCACCTTTAGATGGAAGCATCTGGAATGGGGCTCGGCCTTGTGGGTTTAGGCGACCTGCTACTTCGTAAATTGCACCAGCCCTGCTGGCGTTGTAAACGTAATTACTTACCTTAAAGCCATTTTTGAATGTTTTATTTTCCCCTGGGTTATAACCAATGCCCTCTCTAACTATATTTGCATCATATTTAGGAAAGGGTTTATATTTAATATCTGGGGAAGATATGGGCTTAGTCCAGCCTGACAATACTTCTGAGTTTTGTTTGACCATTCGTTTAGCATCAAGTGCCACGCCTCGCATCAACGGATCAATAGCGGTTCTAATACGCACACGCATATCTTCATCAATAAACTCTAAACCTTTAAGGACATCTTTAATGCCTACGACCTCGACTGGCATTTTTAATCTCCTTAGCTCTATCTGTTAGGACTTGTATAATGGCTAGATACATGTCCGTGTCCATCTCAATAAATTCTTTAGGCGCAATTCCTGTTTCTACCGATAGACTGGCTATGGTATAAGTTATTGAATTACGCGGTATTATTTTTTTTCTTCGTCTAATACCTCTACAGTTTCAAGAGTATCTATAAACTCTGAACCCCATATAGGTATCTGCGCACCAGCCCTGCGTAAGCATTCATAAGCCAGCCAGAATATTTCTGTTTGACGTTCGTGCTCGCGCAGGACTTTGCTAATACCTGATCCATATTTTAATTCGAAAGCGTACTCAACACCTGGCGTGATCTTGTGTTCTGATACCTCGCCATTAGCCCTTGTTATCTTTAGCTTTGCCATTGTTACTCCTTAGTTAAAATGCCACCGATGTTGACACTGTTAGTGCGGAGTTTAGCGTAAAGGACAGACTTGATGTTGCTACCTCAGCCACGCCACCAGTTCCGATTGGAGTTAGGTTATTTACCAATACTGAGAATTGATAAGTTGGGTTGGTTGCTGATACGGCAGTACCTTTAACAGTGATTACTGATACTGCTAAAGTTTGACCGAAGGCTGCATTAAGTGTTGTCATAACTTGGCTTGCTGCCCAGTCATTGATAAAGTCGATTGAAAATGTGCCAGATTGCAGACCAGCCACAAATTTATGAGCGGAGTCACCCATCGCTGTCACTTCTAATTCATCTACGATTTGATTAAGCACAGCGTTAGTTACGTATGCGCTGATGTCGATTGAAGGTACAGTAGGCGCAGCGGCAGTAGCCAATTTAACGCCTACATTGTTATTTAGATATATGGCCATTGTTATTCCTCGTCTTTCTTAGTTGGTTTTGGTGCATCTTTAATTTGACCGACCTTTATAAGGAAGGCAGTTAAGTCTTCTGTTGTACTCATTTTAACTCCAGCTCGTTAGGATTGACACGGTGATTTCTGCGGTTAATAAATCTCCACTAGCTGCATTAGTTATAGCTGGAGCGGAGACACTTGATATATTGAGCACCAAAGATGATGCTGCTAGTTTATTTACTACTGCCACAATAAAGGTTTCCATCCCTGCCAAGTTGCCCTGGTTGTCGAAGGCAGGTGCCGTAATTAAAACTTTAAAGTTGGCTAAAGGTGCCAGGCCCACTTGATCATTATTGCTAGGTACAATGTACGGATCTGAAGGCGTGATAACCACGCTATTTGCGATCAAAGTAGCGGGAGGGTAAGAAAAGATTGACCATACGCCAGCGTTGGCCAAGTCAGTGGCTAAAGTACCGCGAAGGGTGGTTATTGCTGCTGGCATCAGCCGACCAGTGATGCTGGGCTTGAATACGGCTGGATGAGACCACGCACTCTGTTAATCAGCTGATAACCCATCCGATAAGGGCTCGCACTGATCCCATCCATACCGACCCCACCTGTTTGGCTGACCTGCCTGGCTTGCCAGACGTCAACGGCCACTATCATGGCACTTTCTCTTATGGCAGGGGTTGTCGCGTAAGATTGGGTCTTATGGTCTGGGCCTGTAGCCACTCCATATGGTGCTACTTTGTGAAATGCTTCATTAGCGGAAGTTTTAGCATATTGAACAAATGAATAGCCATTAGGATAATTAACCTGGCCATAGTTATACATAAATACTGGGATTAAGCTAGTATTACCAGATGTTGGCGGTATTGTGCCTGTAATTGTATAAGTGCCATTAAATGTAATGCCACACGCGCTGACCACTATCGATTGCCCTGCAGTAAATGCGTTTGGGCTGGCGAGCATAAGTGTCGCAACGTTATCTTGTAACGCTGTGCCTACTACTGGGGCGGTGTTAAACCATAAATATTGATTAATTAAATCTTCTGCTGTTTGACAAACTTCCTCAACTGTAGCATCGGAATAAAGAGAGCCAATTCCGAGGTTTGCCCTCAACTCGGCTGTAGTCACATACGTGGCTGCCATCTCTACTCCTCTGCTAATAGCTCTCTGGGGCTAGGGCTACTAAACCCCAGAGATTACTTATTGGTTTTTAGGCCTTGTTGTATAGGTAAATACCCTTTGGCATTTTGGCAATTGTTGCCATGTAACCATAAATCGCAACCTGTACTTGTAGGTTTGATACTACGTTTACGCTCATGAAGTTTTGAGCGGAGCGATATACGGTAAATGCTTCTGGGGCTAATACAATCGCTGAACCATCATCGAAAGTAGTTGCTGCCAGGTTCTTATCAACGTACAAATCTAATCCGAGAACGTTACCTCGAATTGATTGAACGCTAACTTGTCCTGCTGCATTCATAGGCTGTAAAGCTGTGAATACAGGTCGCTTTGTGGTGTCTTGAGCAGCAATTAGTGCGCCCCATTGTGCTGGGTTAGCAATATAATTTTGTGCAAAGTAACCAGTGTTTTCGTAAATCTTACGTGCTGCCTCTGAAGCAAAGGTAACAATGCCGTCTAGATCAGCAGTTGTGTTTGTTGCTGCTGTTCCAGCAGTAATCAAAGCTGCAGCAACGGTTGTATCTAGAGTTTTTAAGTATGCATACTCTAATTGCTTTGTAAGTTCTGCATAGAAGTTTGGATCTGATCTCTCAAGCAGTTCCACTGATAGGGTATTCATACCAGCGTACTTAGATACTGTACCTGATAAATATTGAGTAACCATGCCAGTATTTTGTACTGCGCCAGCCTCTAACTCTACAGTTACTTCTGGTGCCACACCTGATTGACCGCCAGCAGAGGTCACCAAAGACGGCACGCTGATTGTCATTCCACTTGTTGGAAGTGTTCCTTGTGAACATGCATCAATTGCTGGAGTTCCAAATCGAGTGTTGGTTACAAACTCGCTTAGATACTGTGTTGGATTGAATGCTGGGTTAGTTGCGAATGAGTCATCGGCTGCAGTTACGTACAGTCTTGAGTCTTCGTTACCTAGAGCAGCTTTGATTTTGTGCTCTGTGTATGCTGCCATTGAAGTGATTGGCGTGCGCACGGTTGTTTGGATATGCGGTGTTGTAATTGTTGGGCGAGCAGCTTCTACTGTAGGAGTAGCAGCCTCTGCCTTTGCTTCTTGTGGCTGTATTGCATTGTCTTCCACAGGAGCCTCGCTTTCTTTAGGTTGATTTGTGTCCTCTGCTTCGTTTTCACTAGCAGCAACTTTATTCACTTGTGCAGCCGTAAATGCTGGCGATTCAACCAGGCTGACTTCACGCAGGGTGGCACTTGTTACATATAGATAATCTTTCTTCTGCACAGACTTATTTACGTCTACGCCTACTGACAATCCGTCAATTAATTGTTCGCCTGCAAGTATGAGTGCGTCTTGGCCTTGCATGCTTGCACTAATTTTAAAGGTAGCATAAATGCCATCTTCTGCTTTGTTAAATTTCTGCATTCTGCCGATAGGTTTTTCTGGGCGGTGCTGCATTAGCATTTTTACCTTACCAGGATCACCAATTTCAATGGAGTCTTTAGCAAATACAACCTTGCCGACAGAAGTATTACCCACCTCTTCGTAAGGTACGATTTTGCCCGCAATAATTCTGCGTTCGCCATCCGCGCTTTCTATGTGACTACTGAACGTAAGTAGCATTTGTGTTTCCATTCCCGTTAGGTGTCATGTCTTCCATTTCTTTAGCTTGTTCAACATCTATCAAACCTAAAGCCAACATTTTCTCTATTGCTTCTAGTCGTTTCATTGTGTCTGCACGTAAGAATGACTCCTCGATAGCAAATTTAACTATGTGTCCTCTTGGCGTTATGTCATCCATGCTAAGTCTGTCCTCAATGGCACAAATAAAAGGTTGTAGAGAATAAGCCACGAATTCTTTACGCCCATCAATGATATTTTGGTAGGTCATTGAGTTATTCATATCTGCTGAAATATAATAGGCTGGTACATTCATGGCCCTGGCTATTTGTGTGGCAAGGTACTGTTGCGCCTCGTTGTACATCATGTCCTTCGGTGAAAATCCTGTAGTTTCGTAACTTAAAGTTGATGTTAAATATGCAGTGCTTCTATTTAATCTGCTTTGCTTCCATTGAGCTAGTAATCCAGATACTTGTTGCTCTGGTAAATCTGCACCTGTATTCTTGATGTATCCAGTCGGCACGGGAGTTTGTGCGGATACTGCTGCAGCCTTTTCAATATCAAGTGCGCTTTGAATTGTGCGAGCAGCGGTTTGTAATACACCTTGTGTAAGACCCTGGAACGTAATAAGAGAGCCAATACCAGTCATTGGAGACTCAACACCATCTACATAATATTGATTGACCTCGGTGCCAAACTTATTAGTTGTAAATGTAACCCGATTGTTTGCTATCCATTCAAATCTTGAAGGCCGAAGGTCATCGGCATATAATTCCGTGACTCTCCAGTACGCGACTCCGTAAAACAGGAGACTATCGACAGTCCACGATAAAGTGACGGATCTTGGTTGCCGATAGTCTGGCTGTTCTACCCAGAGAGGATTTCCCAATTCCTCACCTGTTGACTTTTTGTAAAGTTCAAGAGGCAGGTAGGAAATTACACCAGCTATAAGGTTTCTGCAACGGCTAACCGCAGGAACTTGCATTGCATAATTGCGATCTAAACCGCCAGGAAAGTTACCGACACCAGTTGTAAATGAACCGTAGCCATAAGCTGTGTCCATAATGGCAGGGGCGTATTGCGCTTGTAGAGATTCAGTTTTTTTATTTATACCTAAAGCAGACAATAGACCCATATCAACACAATATACCTAAAACGGACAATTAGTGCAAGTTAGACAATAATCTGCGCGGTTCGTTGTGGCTTGGTTAATTCAGAAGCAATCATTGCCAAACTAATTGCTGCTGTGACATCGCCAGCTGATTTGCGTCTGATAATTCTCCAGCCAGCATCGTTTGTTTTAGCTGCACAGTTATTTAAGTGCTGTACTAAGTCGGCCTGGCCAGAATGCACCAATCTGCCGTTTGCTAAAGCATCAGATAAATCAGAACACGCCTGGTAGAACGCCTGTCCCGAGACATCTTGGACTCTCCAGCCACTTTGCTCTAGTTTGCTTGCCAAAGTTTGGGTGGCGTACTTGTCATAGCAAATTAAGGTTGGATGGTATTTACGAGCCCATTCATTTATATCACTTGCCATTCTGGTTTCATCGACAGCTACTTCGCTAGTCCACAATTGCGCCAGGCCAACTGCAATTTTGCCATCTTTCATCTGACCCATAACTAATGCACCCGACCTACGTGTTGGTGCAATATCGAAGGCCATTACCGTTGCAGGTCCCACTGGTATTTCTAAGTTGCTATCACTACATGCCTCAATTGACCCATATACCCAGGGACTAAC